GGGTCATAAAGTTTTTAACGCGGATAAAACCGACTTAAGATTTAAAGACCCAAAAAACATAATCGCGGGCTTATATGCTAAAGGTAAAGCGCGATATGATAATACGGGATTTGTGCAAGATGTTTAATTTTGTATGAATAGGGGGGCAAGGTTATTAATACCTAGAGTGTTAAAAGCGTTATATGAAATATCTATGACGAGTAATTGCCCCTTTAAATTAACAAGCGAGCGAGCGAGCGAGCAGAAGGGATAATATGGACGAAATAGATAAATATAGAATAAAAATGAATAAAAAACATTATCCTATTTATTGGAAAATAAAAGATAATGAAATAGAGATAACTGATATTAACAACAAAAAACTACCAAAAGATCACGAAGTGTATCAAGCAGAATTAAGTTTCATTCAAGATAGAATTTCTGAAATGGAATTTAGTGGCGAAATAGTAATGATGTAAACCAACAAGCGAGCAGAAGGGATAATATGAACGAGGGACTAGAAAACATAAAACAAATAGAAGATTTAGAAAATAAAGTTAAAACATTATCGCATCATTTAGCGAATATGTGTTGTCAAGCAGATGAAGACACGCCAGGCGAATATAGAACTGAACATTTTAGATCGACTATGGATGATGCATACGAGTATTTAAGAAAAATAAATTATTTTAAAAAATGAAAAAACATAAAATAACTGATTGGACAATTACCGCAGTTGTAGAACGACCAGATGGTACTTGGTACGATCATACTATTACTGATTTTCCAGAACATATTGGAATTACAATAAATGAATGGTTGCAAGATTATAAAACAACAGAAGAGGAAAGTAATGAAGAATAAAAAATATAAAATTGTAGCAAGTCAAACTATTTATGCAACATATGAAATAGAAATTGAGGCAGACAATGAAAAACAAGCAGAAGAAAAAGCATTAAATACTTATATAAATGATTGGGATGATGAGCGTTTTGAAAATGGGGATGCATTAACAGTAGATGAAATAGAGGAGATAGAATAATGAGTGATGATAGATATATAACTAGAGATATGTTGACAGAAGAAAGTTATGAAGGCAATAATTTTGCAGAAGGTAATGCAGTTAAATATGATTTACAAAATGGTGAAATAAATATTATTTGTTTTTGTAGTGATGAGAGTGTAGCTAAAGGAATTGCAGAAGGCTTAAACTTGTTAGATAATTTAGAGGCAGACGGAATAGATTTGAAACCAACAAGCGAGCAGAAGGGATAAGCAATGACACAACGAGATGAAGGACACAATTATAGAGATAGTAAGAATAAGGCTATGGAGTACGAGCGCAAGCAGAAGTATGAGGCAATTATTGGTATGGTTATAAGGTGGTTGGATTCAAATATAGATGAATGGGAAGATGAAAAGTTTGAATTTAGTAGCAAAGAAGAAGTAAGATTAATTGTAGAAAAAAATTATCTTGCACAAGATAGTAAAGATTTAAAAGAAAAAATAGAACTAGCATTAGACCCAAACATAACCAAAAGAGAAATAGAAGACGGGGACTTATGATAAATCAAAATAGACAGAATATAATCTTATATCTACATAGTATTTGGTTAAAAGAAAATGGATATAAAAATTGGAAAGCGTGTGAGCGAGCAAGCAAGGAAGTAAAAAGGGGGTCAGTATCTGTACCAATTGCAAAGCAAGGTAGGTCGTAAGCCACCCCCCATTAACATAAACTTAAGAACTATTAATGATATTGATTTATACGGTAATTTACGCTAAAAGTCAAGTTTATGGGATTACCAAAAAATTTAACAGAGCGACAACAAAAGTTTGCGGAATTGCTAGTATACAACGAGGGGCGCAAGAGCCCGAGCGAGTGTGCTTATGAGGCAGGGTACAAGACTAGACCTAGACAGACAGCAAGCGAGCTGCGAAACCCTAAAATTGCACCATTAGTTGTGCAATACATAGGTGAGTTGCGAGCAGAAATACAAGAAAAATATGGAATTAATTTTGAAAAACACATTGGGGAACTAGCAAAGCTACGAGAAGATGCGCGAGCTAAAGGGGCCTGGTCTGCTGCAATCAATGCAGAAATAGCTAGAGGTAAAGCAGGTGGTTTGTATGTGGACCAAAAATTAGTGTTGTCTGGTAATTTAGATAATATGTCAGAGAAAGAATTAGAATCTAAAATGAAACAAATTTTAGATGATCACAAAACTTTAATTAATATTACCCCAGAAGAAGAACCAACAGAATCAGAAGAAGAAATAATCCTTGAAAAGAATTCAAGTAATAGTTAATCCATTTAACTGAAAATTTAGGTAAGTTTATTATTTTTTTTATTATTTCCATAATTTATTCCTTGTGGATTGGGCCCCTTTCGGGGTGGAAGTTGATCCCATCTTACATTAGGCATATTTTTTGTAAGTGTAGGATTTCTCTCCGTTTTGTTTCTCAATGATTGTTTATAACTATCATTCAAATCAGATTGTTCTTGTTCTATTTTATTTTTCATTTATTTTTTCCATACGTATTATACACCCTTTTGGGAATACATTTCTATCAGAAAACAACTCATCATTCTCTTCATAACTTGCAAACGTTCTTATATTTTTTCTATCTTTATTTAATAAATATGCATGAGTTACCATTATAGATGGCATGAACCCTAATGCTGTATGTAGATCTGCATGTCCGGAATCTCCAGTGATATCCAACCAGGTAATTTTGTAAAAATAATATCTTTTCTTTTTTATTGTGACAGATTTGTATTTTGATTTTTTAAGTTTTCTCATATCAATCCTTATACTATAGGGGAATTTTTAGGCAAATTTGTTTTTTTAAAAACCAAAAAATCCCTCGCGCGCCGAGTACATAAAAATAAACAGCCAATACCAATGCTTATTTAACCTCTATGCAGTTCTTGCATATACTAACCATACTTTTACTACTGTGCCAGAGCAAAATCGTCTACTATTCAACAATACTGTCAAGTGTGCCATGATGTGCCACTCAAAACAGCTCCTTTGGCACAGCTATTAGTCAACAATACCAACGATAAAGTGTCAAATTTGGCAAGTGTGCCACTGTGCCAAGCACTTTTTTTTTCTAAAAAAAAAAAAAATTACCCTAGAATTCCCCTATACCACGGCACAGTTTAGAATAGTTCTAAAGTTTGTATGGTTTTGTGCCTATTTTTATTATTTTTTTTACACCAGGGCCCTGTAATTCTATTTTTGCATAAGGTTTCCAAGACTTTTTTATTAGATTTAACTCTAAAATAAAATTAGACCACTGTTTGGGACTTATGTTTGTCCCGACTATAGTTACCTTTTTCATAATCTATACATAATTTACCTTCTAAATGGTCTATCTCGTGCTGTATGCACCTAGCTGCCAAGTTATAAAAGGTCTTAACTATTTCTTCTCCTTCCTCATCCTGGTACTTTAGAGTGATTCTAATGTACCTTTTTACTTCTCCTCTCTTGCCTGGCGCAGATAAGCACCCTTCAAAATCTGTTAATGATTCTTTAGACTTCTTAATAATTTTTGGATTTATAAAAACTTGTGGTTTTTCTTCCGTTCTGTTTATGTCCATTACAAACATACGCATTTGATAACCAACTTGTATTGCAGCTAAACCTATACCATTGTGTTGATACATAGCTTTTGACATCCATTTAATAAGTTGTTTTGTCTTTTCATCTAATGGAAAAGACACGGTTTTACTTTCTGATCGTAAAAATACGTCAGGATACTTGACCAATTTTATGTACATGGGACCTCCACGCTAGCTTCAGTCCCATTCCCTAGGGATTTATTAACTCTGTTTAAATGTTCTTGATTTAAATAATTCATTTTTATCTGTTTTTATTACAAGTCTAGCCGGGTTTGCATCTCCAATTATATTGCTTTCTTGTATTTCAATACGTCTAACATCTTCTAAATGCCCAGTCATGGTCTCAATATAGACAGGACAATCAGATATCATGGTACCTTTTTGTCCATTGGTGAATTGATCTAATATTTGTTGTAAGTCTCGAAGTCTCATTTGTTTAATCTATCTTCCTTTCTTTT